CAATGGTATTATTAATAACATTTCGAAGCCAAAAACGAACGGAAAGTAGTAATCAAACCACGAATATACAATTAGTAGTAATATGATTATATTTATTAACGAAAATATGATTATCCACGTATATGGCACATTTATCCGAATAAAAATATTACTAATAGTTAACCACATTGGTATTATCATGGTATATGCATCGCAAATTTTAAATAAATATGATTCATTCCAATGATATAAAAATGCTGCAATACCATTAATAAATATACAGGAGTACGTTATTATTATTATTGGATTCGTGCGTAATTTAATGCGCCGAGAATTTTGGAGCTTTAAAAGGCCTTTATAACTAATATAACACATATATAAAGCAGATATTGAATTTAAGATTTCTGGTTGATTTGGAAATAATTTACGTTCACAGAATCGCGTATCCATTATTATATAATCCATTAATAAAGATTATATAATATGTATTGTCGTATTTATGTTATTTAAAAACAACATTGATTATCTAATAGACTGAATGGCTAGGGGTTTAAGGAGTGCAACTCCCTTATTTAAAGATCTAAACTAATTGTATTTTTGGCGCTTCCAGTTTTAGATTTCCGGTTCGTTTTTGGCATTTTCTGTTTTGACAACTCTTTTAGATCTTGTATACTAATTGTACTTCCTTCTTTCGTCGTATCTGTTACTGGGATATTTACATTTTTAGTCTTCAATCCAGATAAAATATTCGAAATATTTTCTGGACCCTTCATTTCCGGGCGTTTTGTAGTTTCTGGTCGGGATCCCTCCGACAATATTTTTGATTTATCATCAAGATTCGAAAACTTCTCTTCGACACTTATTCCTTGTTGGGTTCTTGAAGACATCAAATCTGGTCTATTATATGGGGGCGCATATCTTTCGCTCTTATTTGCTTGTGTATTAACAGATGGTGGTGGCGGCCCCATATTTGGTGGCGCGGGTGGGCGCGACTGCGAATTCTCGTTACCTCCAGATGGCATAAAACTATTCATAAAATTACCAAATCCCGGATTTGAATCACCCATACTATTTACAGCAGCTTGACTAAACTGTTGCATTAATTCCGGATTTTGTTTCATTATTTCGTCCATACCCGGCATTGAAGTTTTAAACATAGTATTAGTCATATGTACCATAATCGCAGACCCTGCTAATTGGAACAATAGTTTTAATTCTGGCGCTAATTTAGCCTTCGATTTATATTTATCATGTAATTCGCCAAATATTTCATCATAATCAGTTATATTTTCATTTACTTGTTCTGCTAATCCTTCCATTTTTAAATCAAATGGATCAAACTTATTATTTAAAAATTCGATACCTGTAACCGCTGCCATCAACATTTTCCCTTGAAACTTGACACTATTACTCGTCTCTTTCTCAGAAATAATCATCTCATATTCGCCCTGTAGCTCTGCTAATGGTGATTCCATTGTATATTTCTTTGTTAAATTTGCCCCCTTTCTCTCTAATTCTTCTAACTTTCGCAAATATTTGAATTTTTCACGTATTAACTCTTCTTTTGTTAAAGCTGGTTCGGTGCCATGTGCAGATGTCGGTATATTATTAAATTTTCCATAACCGTCCCACGATTTATTATCAGAATAAACATTTTTTGCAGTAGCTTCGCCAACAGCGGGTGCGTCGCTTTCTTTTTTAATGTCACTCAAATTTTTCAAATCGCCCGAAGTTTTTAAATTATGATCAGTTGCATTATAAAATGATTGGCTCTCATTTAATTTATCTCCTTTAATTGAATTTATTGCACTGTTAAATATTGCAGATCGCGTATTTTCAATTGATTTAACATTATTAATATCTTTAGTTAAATCATTTAATTCATTTTCTAAATCACTTAATTCGCCTAATCCAATATCCGATGAAGATACTTTCTTTTTCTCATTCATCAATAATTCAATGCCACCACCAAAATTTACGGATGGTTTATCAGTAATAGATGTATCTAAATCAATTACTGATTTTCTGTCATCGTCAACATTAATATCTATTACAACATTTTGTAAATCACCCATTATACATCAATTAGAACATATAATTTTAAGTGATACGCATTATATATTATATTATTTCTTTTATACAAATTAAATTAACAGAATTAAAATACCATAGTCCTTGTAAAAAACAATCCGCCAGATCGTCTTGTTTTTTAGAATTATTAAATTTATCTAACCAATGCATATAATTTGCACAATTCTTTTTCTCTAAAATATTTTTTGTAATATTTATGCAAAGTTTCTTTCGCTCATTATATGTTGTCTTTGCATTCGTAAAAAGTTTTAATTTATTACTTGCTGATACATATTGAATATTCTGAATATTTTTCATAATAAAATATTGGGTTAACATACCTTGTATTGAATTCATTCTATTCGCGATTGGACTAATTTGATTTTCTATTAAAATTGTATCAATATCCGATAAATCTAAAATATCTAATTTTTCTTTAATAATTATTCCTACATTTATTAAACTAAAATCCTTACATTTATTTATTCCAATACACTCCCAAACTCTATTTTTCAAATATGATTCAATAGTATTTACTAATATTGATTTTGTTGGTAATTTATTATTTATTTTAGAATAAGATATATCATGTTCATCTAGTAGATTTAATAGTTCATTGATATTTAATCTTTTATACTTAATTAAATCTGGCGTTGGTAATTCATACTCTGTTTTTTTGGCATGGCTTTTACAATAATATAAATTATGTTTTGTATATTTTGCATTCTTTGTACATTGTTTTTTATTTAATACAAAATTACATACTTTTGTATCGTTGTTGCATAAATTAATCCTTTCCCAATATTGTATAGTATACAAATTTGTATTATTTGAAGACTCTAATATACATACTCCTAAATTCTTTATACCAACGTCTACACTTAATATTTTCATTATAAATATAAACTGAATTGTTTATATTTATATTTTATATTTTATATTTTATATTTTATATTTTATTACGTCATACGTGCAACATAACATTTTTGTATATTAATTTGCCAATTTAATCAGCGCTGTATAATATTTGGTGCAGACATAAAAAACTGATGTAATAATTTATTTAAGTAATCAACTTTGGTTTCGTTAAAATGATATTTATCAACAACAGTCAAACTTTCTAAACTATTAAAATCTAAATATGGTCCTCTATGGACCGCTAAATCTTCAGAAATCATAGTAAATATATTTGTACATGAATTATTTGCCAATTCTTTGTTGTATTTCATTATATTAATACCATTCGCTGTTAAAAATTGTCTATATTGCATATTTGACTCAAAATTAGTTTTATTATCCATTATATTAATATTAGAATTTTATTTATTATTTGCTTCTAAAACCTGTAATAGCTTTTCGCGTTTTACCTTTTTTATATTTGATATTTTATCTGATAATCCTCTATCAATAATGAGCGATCTGAGTTGATTCACCTTTAGTTTTGATATATCAAGTTTGGCTGCCCCATTTGACTCCGCCGAAGTATTACTAGTATTACTATCGTCATCCGACAAATTCGCTAAACCGAGATTTGATATATCCATATTATCTATATTATCTAATAAACTAGTTGCCACTTTCTCTATTTCAATTACTTTAATATCTTCTAAATTATTAAATTCAATCGTCGAATTTAAATCTACATGGGCATTCATTGTATCGTTGATATTCATTGTATCGGTGATATTCATTGTATCGGTGATATTCATTTCAACATTCACATTTAATACATTGCTGTCATTCAGGTCAACCAAATTATTTAAATCAATCGCCGTTGTTTGCATAGATAATTTACATTCACTATTAGTGCTATCAGAATATGAATCATATTCGCTACTAGATTCATTATCTGATACTTCTATTTTAGTATTTACTAAATTTGATTCGTTCATTGCTGAATTAACTACTGCTTCGGTAGTTAAGTATGGATTATCGGCAACCATCATATTTTGAGATCGCATTAATACTGTTTGCACTATTTTTCCTTGTTCACTAAGTACAGATTCCAACATTGAAAACTTACGAAAGCAGTAAAATAATATTGCACTATTTATTATAAACACTAAACCAGCTAATATAAAGAATCCACTACTGTCTAAACTAATTCCAAACATATAATTGATATTTATATATATATTTTTAATAAGTATTAAACGTAAAATATATTATTTGAATTCTTATTTGAATTCTTATTTGAATTCTTATTTGAATTCTTATTTGAATTCTTATTTGAATTCTTATTTGAATTTATATAATTAAATCTTTTAATATATTTTGTGCATTTATAACTATTGCATCGCAATATGATAAATCACGTAAAACTTTAATGCCGCCACGTATATTTGATATACCATGCATTAATTTATACGTATTTTTTCCATTATCAACCATCATTTGTTTATTACTTATATTATTGTTGTTATTTACTAAATTACACAATGAGATATAATGTGTAGTTAGCATATATTCAAATCTTGTTATATTTGATGTGTATATTAAAAAGCTATATGCGCTAGCAACTGCTTCTGTTGGGTTTGTTCCAGAGTAGATTTCATCAAATATACAAAAATGTCTTTCATCTTTATTTGATTTATCAATTGCATCTAAAATTTCTTTACATCGACGAGCTTCTGCCTGAAATAAACTATCTCGTTCTGAAGTATCTGGGATATTTATATATGAATGTATATAATTATATGGATTAATATTTGCCTTTTTATAGAATCCGATGCCTAATTGCTGTGATAGTATTATATTAAACGCCGTAGTCTTTAATAGTGTCGTTTTACCAGCCGTATTCGGTCCAGTTATTATCAGATTTTTTGTTAAATTATATGTGTTTTTTATTGGTTGATCATTAACTAATGGAGCAAAATATGCTTTTGTAAATGTCGTTTTCTTTTTACTAAATTTACAATAACTAACCTCTTTAATCGCAAGCTTCTTTTGCAAATTACATATATTATTTACATAACCATCAAAATATAAACAATACTGTATCGCTTCTATATATTCTTGGTTTTTAAATAGTTGATAAAAACTCTTTAAAATTTTACCTATGTTACCTAAATGTTTTATACTAACGTTATTCAAATTGATTTTTGTAATTTCATTGCTAAATATAGTAATTCTGTCTTTCATT